CACATGGATATAAAGATGATCTTACGCTGGATCGGATTGATAATGATAAGGGTTATGCTCCTGATAACTGTAGATGGGTAACTATGAAATCGCAAGCAAATAATACCAGAAGAAACAGGCTTATAACATATAATGGAGAAACAAAAACGTTAAAGCAATGGGCCGATATTATGGGGTGTAATGAAAGCATGTTGCGTTCAAGACTTAATAGGGGGTGGAGTGTCGAAAAAGCTATAGAAACACCCAAAATAAGAAATAGATGTCCAAAAAGTGTCTAATAGCTGTCCTTTTAAGATTCGTGATGCTGGTTTATGATATATGCATAGACCAGCATTTTTAGTCATAGAAAGGCACAATTAGTCTTAGAAATTAGTCATAGGAGGGCACTATGAACGGATATATGCCATACACTCCCGGTATGCTCCCGGCGGGATTGAGTAATCCGGCGGACATTCAAAACCGGATTCAGCAGTTACAGAGTATGCAACAGCAGTTTCAGCCGATGCCGCAGGCTCAAGCGCAGCCAAATGTGAATTGGATTCAGGTGGCGGGGATTGAGGGGGCTAGAAATCAGATTGTCCAGCCCGGTGGGACAGCGTGGATGATGGATAATAATGCGCCGCTTTTTTATGTAAAGTCTGTAGATGGCATGGGGACGGCGACATTAAAGGCGTTTCGGTTCGAGGAAGTGACCCCAGACGCACTCACAGCCCCGCAGGCGACTCATGCGAATATGGATGGTAAGTATGTTACCCGTGATGAATTTAACGCCCTGTTGGCGAAATTAGGCGAGCCAACACAGAAAGGAGAAACCACTAATGAGTAATCCGTTAATGGGAATGTTGGGCGGAGGCAGCCCGATGAAC